GAACATGTTCTTCGCCCGGTTGTCGCGCAGCAGGAAGAACAGCGTGACAATGTGATGCCAGTAAAGCGTGTCCATCTCAAAGATGTTCGGCGCTTCGGCAATCCATTTCGCTTTCCGGTAGGCCGCTGTGTCGTGGGTGAAGGTCACGCCGCCGATCACCTCCGCCGTGGAAAGCAGGTCGTCCGTGGCTTCGGTGTAGTCGGTTTTGTAGATGAACGTCTGCACCACCTGCCACAGGGCGATGGCCTGCGCTTCGGTGTATTCGTCCTCGTTCAGGTAGCGGAATTCGTAGTTCTGATCCCATTTGTCCCCGGAAAGGTCGTCGTCCTTGAACCGCGCCACGTCGGACGGGTTCTGCTTGACTTCGATCACGATGTCGTCATATTCAAACGTGTCGTAGCAGTCCTTGCTGGAGCAGATATTCCCCAGGCCGAAGAAGATGGTTTCGTCCGGCTGTACCGTGTCCGGCCCGACGACAACCGCCGCGTCGCTGGTATTCTGGAAGAACACCGCGCACATGGTGCTTTCAAGGCAGTCGCGCACGCGGGGATCGTCCACGCGGGCCTGCCGGATGGCGGGCTGGAATCGGTTGTACCATTCCGCGCATACCCGGTTCACGATATGATCCTGCGACGCGATATTCTTTTTGAAGTTGAACAGGTTGACGGGCACGCTGTTGGCCGTGCCGTGCATGGCCCATCCGCTGGCTGTGCTGCCGTCGTCGAATTCGATGCCGCCGGTCAGCCGCCAGTTCAGGTTCGGGCCTGCGGTCAGCGCGTGCTCCTCGGAGCTTGTGCCCTGCAAGTCCATACTGCCGGTGCCCGTCCAGGCGTGGGCCGTGCCGCCGCTGACGCGCACGTGCCGGATGGTGCATGGCACGCTGCCGCCCGCTTTCTTTTTGGCCGTGCTCATTTTCTCGGCGGAAATCAGCACGCAGTCCATGTCCGGGTTTGCCTGCGCGGCCAGTTCAAAGTTGACGCCGTTGCTGTCATAGATGCTGTTCCGCGTGTTCCGGTCGTTGATCTCGTTGCCGTCCGCGCCGTCCACAATGTAGTTGGCCCGGAGCTCGGCGGTGGTCAGGTCGCGCCCGTAGGCCCGGAACAGGTACAGGTAAACGTCCGCGTCCGCGCAGCCGAACGTGATGCCCACATTGTCCGTGTGCCGGAAGTTTTCGTCGTCCGCGTACTGCGCGAATGCGAAGGTGCTGCACTTCTCCCAGATCATCATCAGCCGGTCGCCGTTCTCGGTTTTCTGCTGGATATTGATGTCCAGTTCCGTTTTCTCGCCCTCGCACACGGACAGGTTCGCGCTGTTCTGGTTGCCGTGCAGGTAGACGTTGTTCGCCTGGATGTCGATGCCCCTGCCGCCGGAAAGGCTGTGAATGCCGCTGGCGGTCTTGCTGCTGGAATCCATGATCTTGTAAATGAATTTCAGTTCAAGGCCGTTGGTGATGGCATTTTCCGCGAAGGGGTCAAGGTTCAGTGTCAGCGTGTCGCCTGCCGCGATGCGGATACAGTGCGCGCCCTCCTCGTCCACGATCAGGCCGCCGTTTACCAGGTCAAAGTTCTGGGACAGCGTGAAAAGGTAGGTGTTGTTGTATTTCCATGTTGCAAGGTCGCTGATCGTGCTGGGATCCACCTTGCAGACCAGTCCGTCCTCCACCTCGTCCACGCTGATGTCAAGGCCCTGGATGGCGTACTGCTTGCTGGCGATGGTAGCGCCGCGCTTGATTTTTACCAGCTTGTACCCGGCGTGCAGCGGGCGGTAGGCCCATACGTGCGGGCTTTGATCCACGTCGATTTCGTTCAGTTCGTCGTCGTCCTCCATAAGCTGGATGGTCGCCGGGTTCGCGCTGGGATCCACCACCACATAGGGGATATTGACGCTGGTATACTGCGTCAGCGGCCCGTCCGGCCATTTCGCCGCGATAACCGGTGCGCTTTCGCCCGCCAGCACCACAGCCACGGCGGCAATCAGGTGGTTGCTTTCCAGTGTCACGCCGCCGATCACGACCGTGCCGTACACTTCAATGATGTGCGCGCCGTGGGTCAGGCCGGTCAGGGTTTTGGTCAGCCTGCGTCCGCTGGTGGTCACGGTGTCGGTGGCGACGATGGTTCCGTCCACTTTGGTGTATATGGACTTGCTGCCGTTGCCGGTGGGCGTCACGTAGAACGACATCGCGCTGTCGTTGTTCACGTTCGTGTCGCCCAGGTTCCAGGTCAGCGCGAAACTTTCCATCGTGATGGTGAACGTGCGGGTGGCTGTGTTGCCGTAGCTGTCCGTCATGGTCAGCCGCACGTTGTTCGTGCCGGTGGAAAGGTAGGCGAATACGTCAATCGTCTGGTTGTCGCCCTGCTGGATTGTCATGTTGGTTTTCATCAGTCCGCCGACATAGATTGCCAGGTTGCCGCTGCCGGTGGGCACTTCGGTTTCCTTGTCGATGGACGTGAATTTGAATTCGATTTCCGCTTCGCCCGCGCTTTCAATCACGCTGAATGCGGGGTCGGTGTACATGGAGAAGGTCAGCACGGATCCTCCGCCGCTGCCGCCTCCGCCACCCCCGATCCATACCGGGTCAAACACGTCCACGTCGTTGCTGTCGTACATGTGCAGGTAGCCCGTGCCCGTGTCGTAGGACATGTGGAATTCAGAAAGGTCGGCTCCTCCCTCGCTGGCGACCGGGATTGTCACTTCGTCCCCGTCGCCGTAGGTGATCTTGATGCCGCCCTCCACGGCTTCCACGCTGTTCACGAATTCCTCCAGCACGGCGTTGATCTGCGCCGTGGTGGAATATCCGGTCAGCAGGCCGAATCCGCGCAGGGCGGAAATCATGGCGCTCATCTGTACCCGGCGCACGCTTTCCTTTTCGCTGCCCGTTTCGCCCTCAAGCTGGGTAATCAGGAAGTTCGCGCCCGATTTGACGACTGCCGCCTGGGTTTTCTCGGTAATCTTTTGTCCGGCCATTTTCTCAACTCCTTATCTGTAGGCGATATAGTGATACACCACGCCCGTTTTATTGGTGCTGATATTCTCCGCCGCCGTGCTTCCGGCGTAATAGTTCACATAGAATCCGGCAAACTGGTTTTCCAGATCCTCGTCCGCCAGCAGCGCCGTGTACTGGTTGCTCCACACGGTGGCGTCGTTCGCGCTGGAGCTGTCCATGCTGCGGATTCCGTACAGGCCCACGGCCATGCCGCCCAGAATGCCGTCCGTGTCGTCCCATACCCGCCCGTATTCGTCCGTCAGCAGGATGGCCGAAGGTTTGAAGCCCAGGTTCATTGCCCGCTTCTGCGTGCCGTCGCCGGTGTAAATGCCGATGGTCGCGTTGATGCCGATCAGGTTTTTCAGCGCGTTCAGGGTTTTTACGCCGGTGCCGCCCGCCGTCACCGGCAGGGCCGCGTCGTTTTCGCCGCATTCAATGTCAATCGGCTTGTGTCCGTGGCTGGCCGCTGCGGCTTCAAGCTGCGCTCTGGTCACGTTGTGTGGGTTGTTGCTGTTGGTGATGTGGGCAATCGTGTCCGCGAAAACCTTCTTGATCTTCCCGAACAGCACGGACAGCTTTTCGCCGGTAGCGATATTGTCCCGGTTCGCCGCCTGTTCAAAGGTCACGGTCATGTTGCTGGGGGCCAGGTTTGGCACGTTCCCCAGGCCCACCTGCGCTTTGGTGACGCTGTGCGGGTTGTTGGTCGCGCCGGTGTGCGCGGTCAGGTCTGCCGCCAGGGCGTATTGCTGGTGCGGCGAATAGACAGCCGTCACGTTCTCCGCCTCGCCGATGGCAATGATCATCGTCACTTCCTGCAAGGTGATTACGTCCGTGTTAAGCTGCCGCACGATGCCCGCGTCCGTCCCGTCGTTGGAATAGGCGTACAGGATTTCCGTGTTGTCCTCTCCCTTGGCGAAGATGCCCAGTTCCCGCCAGGTGAAGTCGTTGTCCACGTCGCTGTTGTCAAACTCGCCCGTCAGGGCCAGCAGCCCTTCCTGCGTGTCGTCCATGTCGGTGATGGAAAACGCCAGCACGGGGGTAATCAGGTCGGTCAGGCTGTCAATGGTCTGTCCGCTTGCCAGCGACCCGCTCCCGACCTTGAAACGGGTAAATGTGATTTGTTCGCCGCCGATGGCGCGCATCAGCAGGCTTTTCCCCTGATCCGTCAGGCTTGGGGCCGTCGCAATCATGGTTCTCGTCCTCCTTTATTCAACAATCAGCAGAATGCCGTCCTCGTCCAGAAGCATGTTGCTGTCCTCGTCAATGTACCAGTCGCTTTCAATCACCACGACCGGCACCTGGTATGTCACCGCTTCATGCGTGTACAGGGCGCATCCCACGTAAAGGTTGTGCCGCCATTTCCCGTTGAATACATAGCTGTCAAGCACGCTGCGCACGTTCTTGACCGTGTTGATGGCCGTCGTTGCCCAGGCCACCTTTTCCGGCGTCCAGCTATCCGGGAAGATCACGCGGAAATGGAATGGGTCGCCGTTGTATTCCCAGGCTTCCTCCACTGTCGCCGTGTCGAAGTATCCCTGCATGTACTGCTGGATGCCCTCCGGCGTGCCGTACAGCCGCGCAAGCCGCTGCACGTTGCGCACCCATTCCCGCTTGATGTCGATGTCGGCTTTGTAGTCATACGGGATATTGTATTCCCAGGCCATTTCATCCAGCCGCCATTCCGGCATACTGTCCACGTCGTTCAGCCGCTTCACGCCGTCGGATATGACGTTGTTCATGATCTGGACGCCCGCCTCGATGGCCTTTGCCAGCGCGCGCCCGTTCGTGTCGTTCAGGATGAAGCTCGGCAGGAATTTGGTAACGTCAAAGATAAACATGCCGTCACCGCCTTACATGGAAGTCAGGGTGATGGTTCCCTTGCACCGTTCGTTCGCTTCAATCTCCGTGTATTCAATTTCCCCGTCGCTTCCGAACACGCTTCCGTTGCCGTACAGGGCGCGGGTCACGCCCGCCTGGTACAGCAGGGCCAGCAGCCGGTCGGGGTTGAATGCGCGCCCGATCACGTTGTCCTGCCACCGCTGGTATTCCTCCACCGCGCTTGCGATGGCCGCGTTCGTCGCGCTGCTGCCGTCCGCCGTGTAGCTGATATTCAGCGTATAGGTTACGTCCGTTGCCTGGTATACGCTCACCTGGTCGGTCATGGGCCGCGTGTCGTCGCCAGAAAGCGCGTCCGCCACGCTTTGCAGGATGGCCGAAACGCCCGTGCTCGTCGAAAGCAGCAGGTAGATGCCCACCTGGCCCGCGCCCAGGTTCAGCGCCCGCGCGTCCACGATGTCGCTGCTCACGGCCTTGGCCGCCGCTTCGTACTGCTGCGCGGGGCCGGTCGATACGCTGGCAAGCATGAATGCCCGGATGCGTTCGCGGTAGGTTTCGTCGTCCTCTGCTTCGTTGCCGCCGCTGGCGTCCGTCGCCACCACGATGCTGTTAATGGCTTCATTCGTCACGGCCAGGGCCATCTGGGATCCGGCCAGCAGGCCGTTTCCGGCGCTGCCCGCCCGGTCGGCCACAATCTCCATGGTCACGGTCTGCTGGTATCCCGTCAGGGCCAAATCCTGCACCAGCATATAGAATCGTTCGCCGTCCGCCGTCATGGCCGTGCCCGCCGGAAGCGTCCCGGTCTTGCCCGTCTGGTTGGTTACGATGGTCACGGTCGCCAGGGCCGCGCTGGCGTCGATCCGGGGGCAGCTTCGCAGTTCCCCGATGATGTCCAGGTATTCGCCCACCGCGTAGCGCAGCGTCATCATGCGCAGGGCGTTGTCCACTCCGGCGAAAACCTGCACGATGTCCGCCAGCACGCCTTTCAGCAGCATTTCCTTTTCGTCGCCGGGGTACATCACTTCGCCGCCCGCTTCCACGTAATTGATCAGCATTTCCTTCCAGATTTCGTCCGGGTCATAGGTCAGGTAATGCAGTTCGGTGCTGTCCACTTTTCCACCGCCTTTCTATTCCAGATAGGTGACATCCACCGTCACCCGGATATAGGTTTCTCCGTTTTCCAGCAGGGTTGCCGACGCTTCCACAACCTCCACGTCCGGTTCCCACATCATCACCCGGTCGAGCTCCGGCAGCAGTTCTTCCTGCATTTCGTTCATCGGCAGGTCGAACAGCGCCGGGTCGAATCCACGGTATCGGTCGTAGGGTACTTCGCCCATGTGGCACATCAGCAGGTTTTTCGCGTTTTGCAGTGTCCGCTGGATCGGGTCTTTTTCTTCCCAGTTGATCGGGTAGGCCATATTGTCAATCTGATAGTGCGCCATGTGCCCACCCCCTTATTTCATCAGGGCCGTCGGCCCGTTCGTCTTCGTTACGGCGGGTTTCTTCACCGTCGTGGTCGTGGTGGTCGTCGTGGTCTTTGCCGCCGTGCTGGCGGTTTTGGCCGCGCTGACCAGTTTGTTGATCACGCTGGTGGCTGTGTTCACGATGTTCTGCGCCGTCTGCTTGATGGCGTTAGCCGCCTTAGTGACCACGTTCGTGCTCTTGGCCGGTGTCTGGTTCGTCGCCTGCTGCGGGTTCGTGCTGGCCCACTGTGCGTTTCCGGGCACGGCGGCGTATGCTTTTTTCAGCGCGTCGTCGTAGCTGATGGTGCTGGTGCGGGTCACGCTCTGCACCGCGCCGCTGCTGGCGCTGTAGTATACCGTCGCGGTGTATACCTTTCCTCCGCCGTTTCCGCCGGAAGATCCGCCTCCTCCGCCCCCGCTGCTTCCGCCGCCTCCGCCGGTCGTCCCGTCCCATTTGGTGCACTGTTTCAGTGTGAGCTGCACGTCGCACATGATCCAGTCGCCCTTGTTGGTCATCTCAATTTCCTTCACGCTGGCTTCCGTCAGCATGACCTGGCAGGGGACGAGTTTGCCGTCCTTGATATAGAAATAATCCTTCTTGCCAGCCCGCGCCTGGTTCACAAACCACATGGCCGTGTCCCGCACGTTCTTGCATCCGGTCAGGGCGTTCAGGTGCACGGTCAGGCCGATTTCGGTCGGCTTTCCGTTCTTCCGGCTCACGTATTTTTCGCTGCCGCTTTCCTTGTCCTCGGTTTCACTGCTGCCCTTGATGGACAGGCCCGTGAAGCCCTGGACGTAGCCGCTTTTGACTTCAAACTTCTGGCCGCCCCATCGTCCGATTTCCGCCATCCCTTATCCCTCCTTCCACGGAGCCCTGGCGGGCATAAGATCTTCTTCCGGTTTCTCCGGGATCACGATTTCCGGCAGTTGCAGCACTTCTCCGCCCGTGAACATGGGAATCAGACACAGCGCCGGGTTCGCGTTCAGCAGTTCGCAGGCGTACTTTTCATCGCCGTACACTTGCATCGCCACGATGTCAAAGGTTTCTCCTGCGCTGCATGTATAGGTCTGTCCGGTCAGCGTCATGAATACACCTCCACTTCATCGCGCATTTTCTTTTCTTCAAACCATTTGTCCAGCCGTTCCTTGTCGTTGCGGAGCACCTGTTCAACCCCCGTCGCGTCCTGGGCGTTGATTGTCGGGCTGTACACAATCGTGGTCGGCGTGTTTCCTGCCCTGGCGTTCATGCCGCCGAAGCGGGCCAGAAGGTCGGGCCATGTGAAGCCGCTGGCCTGCCGCGCCGCGTTCAGCAGTTGAGCCGTCCGTTCGGTGTGCGCTTCCGGGATGGCCCATTCCGGCCCTTCTTCACCGAAAATCGAAGCGCTGGTGGCGCGTCCGCCGCTGCCGAACAGCTTCTTGCCCGCGATGTTTACGGTAATGGTTCTGCCGTTGTAGCTGTTGATGATGGCCGCAAGCTGGCTGGCGTTGCCTGTCACGTTCTCTGTCAGCAGTTGCCCGTTTTCGTCCCAGATGGTCAGGTGGAGGTCTGTCGCGTCGCCGTTCAGGTATTCGGTCAGGGTTTGCCCGTCCTCGGCTTCAATCGTCGCTTGAAGTTCTGTGCTGTCCGCGCCAACTTCCACGGTCACGCCCTGGTCTTGCAGGCTTGTCATGCTGTCCGCGCCGTCCTGTTTCGGCTGGATCGGGATGGTAACCGGGGCCATGTTCTCCGTCGCCCCCGGCGCGATTTCCGGCGTCACCGGCAGGCGGAATTGTTCGGGGTTCTGGCTGGCCTGCCCGTACAGCAGATCCCACATGGCGAAGTATTCTGAAAGGCTGCTTTCCGCATAATCTTCGCCCATGCTTCGCACAACGGCATCCATATCGTATGTGCTGGCAAGCTGTTCCCACATACGCGAAAGTTCTTGCTTGTCACCATCAGAAAGCGGATGTACGCCGATGTTTGGGCTTTTTCCGTTGATGTAAGAACCGATAGCTTGCATCAATCCCGCAATCGTATCGTTTCCGCTGCCCAATGCGGCAATGGTTTCCCGCGCCGTTTGAACGGAATATTCACCGATTCCGAGAAGCGCATCTGCGTATGCCTTGTTCATTTGCAGCGGCATGTTGATAGGATCGCTGCTCCGAACATTGCTGTTTCCGTAATCAGCAGCTAAATTCAGAATATCCCATGCCGGTTTTTCAATTACTATTCCTTCGCCGAAGTTGTTGACAAGCTGTTCCATGGCATACATTTGCCGAAGTCTTGTTGCCATGTCTGTATTGCCCAAACTTTCGTAATAGGCAATGCGTTCCTCTACTCCTTCGTTTCCGCCCATGCTGCCGATCATGTAGCCCATCAGGCGTCCAAGCTGTGCGCGGTCGCTGCTTGTCAAGCTGCCCCATCCAGTATCTCCGGCATATGCGCTTGCGCCCATCTGTTCCCGGAGCATTCTGTTGATGGTGTCGCCCGAAAGCGTGCCGGACATGTACTGCTGTGCATAGCCCATCAGCGCGTCATAATTTTCCGCCTGCCCGCTTTGCCGGATTTGGCTGTCCCAAAGGGTGAACAGGAATTCGTCGTACTGGCTCTGCACCTGCTGGCGTTGCCGTTCATACAGTGCGTCCGTCCGGGCCAGGGTTTCGGCGTCCGCGCCCCGGTATTCCAACCGGAAGCGTTCTGTCAGATACCGATCCTCCTGATCCGCCAAAATCTGGTCGCGTTCCTGCTGTGCCTGCGCCCCAATGGTTTTGATTTCGTCCAGGCTGGCCGTCTGCGCCTGGTGCAGCCATTTGCCCATCTTGATAAAATCTTCTTCGCTCTGGGCTTCCGCTGCCGCGCGGGCGATGGCGTCATTGTACGCCTGCATGTATTTCAGGATTTTTTGATATTCTTCATCCGTGACCTGGCCGTCCTCAAAAGCGGCGGTCATGGCGTCGCGCAATCCCTGTCCGATGCCCTCCGCCTCCGCCATCGCGTTGGTATAGGCTTCGTTCGTCAGTTCAATGATCCGCTGGTAGGCGGGGTCGTATTCCGCTTCGCCCTCTCCGCCGAACAGCGTGTTCCAGTAGCTCATGCTGGCCGCCGCGCTGCTGGATATGGCCCCCTGTACCGCCAGGAACATGTCTTGCCCCAGGCTTTCCAGTTTGGCGATTTCCGCTTCTCCAAGCGTCGCGTTGGTCAGCATGTCCTGGAACAGGGTTGCGCTGAACGTGCTGCTGGCCGTCGTATAGTTTTCCACGGATTTCTGGAGCGCCGCCTGGAAGTTGTCAACCTGCGTGTACGCTTCCTTAAAGTCCGCCCCAAGGCCCTGCACGTAGGTCTGTATGCCCTGTGTGTCCAGTTCCAGGTTGCCAAAGTTGCTTGCGAAATCCGCTTCTTCAAGCTGTTTGATGGCGACCGCCGCCGCCGTCAGCGCGGTCAGTCCCAGCCCGATGCCTCCGGCGGGCGTCAGCAGGTATCCGATCAGACGGAAAGCGCCGCCTGCCAGCAGCAGGCCGGGGCCTGCCGCCGCGATCACTTCCAGACCGCTGACGAGCGCGCTGAATTGATCTTCTGGCAGTTCCGCGATCTTGTCCACGATGCTGCCCAGCGATCCCAGCACGCTTTCCACCTGCCCGGACAGTTCTTCGCCCACAAGCTGTTTCAGGCGTTCAACCTTGCTTTCAAAGGTTTCGATCTGCCCGTCCAGCGTGTCCATCATGGTGGTGGCCGCGTATTCGCCGTATCCCGCCGCGTCGCCGCCCATCATGGCTTCATACAGGCCGTCGTATACCTCCGCC